CACCTACAGTGTGCCTTGACTCTAATTTCTGTTGGGTGAATGCATACCAAGAATCATGGGTTCCGAATCGGTACCACGGCACATACAACGCTACTTTTAAATGGCAAGTCAATTCCCCAAACAATCGCAAGCCGACAGTTTGTAACGAGTCAAATTACAACTCAGTCAACATTACCAAACTTTCCGCGTCATCTAACTGCGGCATGGACGTTTCATCTTTTGAGATTGTTTGTAAGACCATTGGCGGCCGGGCTTATTTCATAGTGCAATTAGTTTGGACACCATTGATGGATGCGACGGTAACTGGGCCTGGATTTGGCGGCAACGCTTGTTCCGGTTCAACGCCACCATCGGCAGTTACGCAAACTAACCTGACCTACGGCACTTACTTTGCTACTGGAGCGTTTGGCCCAATCGGTTGTGGAGATGTCCCCGTTTCAGCGGTTATTGTTCGATATCGAATTCCTGTTGGTTTGCCAGCATCGCAACCGTGCGGCATCCGTTTAGGTACTTACCAACCATACGAAATTGCAAATAGCACCGTATTCACGGCGGCTTCTCTTGGCGCCTTTCCTTCGCTAACTGTGTCATGATCATTAACGTCAACTATCAATTCCAAGACGTAAGCCACACCCGTTGTTTTGAAATCAACGGTGATGGAAATTTGTTGCCGATTGATTGCCCAAGTTTTGAGCCGCCAAAACTAAAACAACAGATGAACCCGTTATTAGTCGGCATCGGTGACGTCGTTGCCACCGCCACAACTGCCGTTGGAATAAAGCCTTGCGGCGGCTGCGCCAAGCGCAAGGCAGCGTTAAACAAGGCTACGCCAGGGTGGCTTTCTAGAATTCTGTTGCGAAGTTCTCGAGTGGTCGATAGGCTTAGGGCATGCGTAAGGATGCGCTGACTGAGACCACGACGGACTCGGGCGCATCCTTCGCCTGCTTCATGAGAGGAGCACAGCATGGCGAAGGCAGATACCGCAAGTACCCTCGTTTCCGCGTTGGCAGCGGCACAGGTTGAACTGAAGAACCCAGTGTTTGACCGGGAAAACGGCGCTTTCCGCAATGGCGGCAAGGTGTCGAAGTACGCATCATTGGCGGCACACTTGGATGCCATCCGACCTGTCCTGGCAAAGCACGGCATTGCCGTCACTCAGTCAGTCTTTGGCGTTGGCGGCGTTCTCGGCGTCGGTACGCACCTGTACTTTGGTGACGAGAGCCGCAGCACTACGATCGAAGTGCCGCTACCAACCACGGCGCATGCCCTGGTGGGGATGACCACCTACCTTCGCCGGTGCCAGTTGGCGGCCATGGTGGGGGTAGTCGGCGATGATGACCACGATGGCAACGATGTAGTTGAGCCTGTCAAGGCGCCGGCGCGACCAGAGCCGACGGCACAGGAAATGTCCTCGCGTCTTGAGGCGATCCGCGCCAAGCAGAACATCGAGAAGGCAGTATCCGGGAAGCTCCCCATGCCGGCACCGGCTAAGGGCTTGACCAGGCTAAACGGTTGCGTTGCCAAGGTGGAGACCCGCGAGACTTCCCGCGGCCCTGTTTACAAGGTGTATTTGGAGACCGGCGAAATGCTGACCGCATGGCCGAACCTTGAGGGCGTCGGCATTCTGTCGCCTGGTTACTACGGTGAGTTCAATTGCACCGTCAAGGACGGCGGCAAGTACGGGCCCGAGTACACGATCAAGGACTTTACCGAGGTGCTGCAGGGAGAGGAGATTCCATTCTAATGAGCGATCTAGGCAACGATGTTTCAACTGTATTGGCGAATGTCAACATTCTCAATTTGCTCGACGAGCATTTGCAAGTAGGAAAGGGCGGAGTATCGCAAAGCGATTACACGTGTCCTTTTCACAAATGCGATAATAAACCTGACGATGGTTTTAGTTTATCCGGTAGGCATTTAGCGACATCGAAGCCGGATTGGTTCAAGTGTTTTGCATGCGGCGCCCATGGCAACGCTATTGACTTTCTAATGCAGTACCACCACTACACGCTTGAGGCCGCGGTGGCTGTACTAATGAAACGGACCGAGGGTAAAGAATGAAGCGCCGTGCAAACTGCAGTTTGTCAGAGGCGGCGGACGAAGTGCGGCACAACCTTGCTGTCGGCATGTCGTTTATGGAGGCGTTGAAAGATGCCAGTGATACGTACGGAGAGTCAATGGCAGAGATTGCGACCGAATGCGCCAAGCGTTCTGCCCGTAAACGTCAGTTCCTAGCGCAGTGCAAACTGCATGCGAAGGAGTTCCATATGTGGAAAAAAGTTGTTCGCATTGAGGACAAGAATCTGTGGGATAAGCCATGACCATACGCAACCACTTCGCGGCGATCGTTGGTTCACTGCGTGACGCCCGAGTTGTGTGGGTGGACGCGCTCCAGCATTGGATGGTGTTCGATCCGATGGAGTTCCGGTACAAGCACGATAAAGGGCTTGCCGAGCGCGTAGTCACTGACTACGTGATGCGCGAGTTCCCGGACAAGTTGCCTGGTCGGTTCGCAAGGGAGGCAATAGCTTACGCGAAGACCGACGATACCGTTGCGCGATCGTTTGAAGACTTCGATGCATCCAGCGGCTTGATTGGTACGCCGCTCGGAGCAATCCGCATCGATACCGATGAGCTCCTTGACCCATCGATTCCCTATCCGATCACGATGACCGTGACGCAACCACCGGATATCGGGTACATCGACAGTCGCTGGGAGCAGTTCGTAGGCGAGTCCATGCCCGACCATGCGGCCAGGCAGTGGCTACAGATGTGGGCAGGATCATGCCTGACGGGCGTCAGCAACCAGCGTTGCCTGGTGTTTGTCTACGGGCCAGGCGGCACCGGCAAGTCGATCTTTGTCGAGACCCTGCTGCATGCCTTTGGGGACTATGGATGCATCATCCCTGCGGAGGTGCTGTTGGGCGTCCGAGGCAGTGACGGCGCCTACTGGAAGGCAGTGCTGAAGGGCAAGCGCATGGCGGTGGTCAATGAGACCGGCGAAGGGGACTATTGGAACGCGCCGGCAGCCAAGTCCTTGACCGGTGGGGACACCATCCATGCCCGCAACCCCTACGGGCGCCCGTTTGCGTTCACGCCGACCCACAAGTTGATTGTTGTGAGCAACGACCCGCCGCAGTTGGGGAAGGTCGATAGCGCCATGCGGGATCGGATGGCTGTCCTGCGGTTCGAGACACGCCCTACGATCCGCGATACGGGGCTCAAGGCAACATTGAGGGCAGAAGCCGGGAAAGTCCTTGGATGGGCACTGGAGGGCTTGTACCGCCTGCAGGACGAATTCAAGGGAGACTTGATGGCAGCGATGCCTGTCAGCATCCGCGCATTTACCGATGAGTACCTGACGGACGTCGATACGGTCGGGGAGTGGCTTGCCGAAAGCACCGAGACCGACTGGGATTGCCAGATGGGGCACCGACCCATTTACGCCTCGTACAAGGCGTACGTTGAGGGAGTCGGCAGGAAGCCCAAGAGCTGGACGAACCTACGCAATGACCTGATTGAGCGGGAGGCGCTACGGGACGTCCGCACTGCCAAGAGCAGGGTGTACATCGGTCTACGGGTGCAGGAGGTATGGCAGTAGTGTCACCCGTCACCCGACTGTCATCCGAATCGATCGAGAATTCGTGTATGGATTTACCAATGACAGTAGTGACACTCTTTTTACATAAATATATATATACACCTATAGCCTCTTGCTGCGAGTAATTGTTCCGAAACGTCTGTCACAACTGTCATGGAGTCACAAGGATGAGCGACCTGGAGACCGAGAATGCCTCACTACGCGCCCTGCTAGCCGTATTGACCGCTGAGATCAGCACTAAACGAGACCAACTAGCCAACGTGCGCGAGCAGATTGCCAGCATGCAGCGCTTGATGTGCACGCCCATGAGCGTGAAGAGCACTGGCATGAATGGCACCACTGAAAGCGTCAGGCAGCGCCGGGACACCATTGAAGATCTCGGGCCGGCGCCGAGTCCAAGCCGGTGCATCACTGATGCTGACATTGAGAAGGCGTTTTATGAGGGCTCAGGATGACCAATTCCCGCCTGAAAGGCAAGAACGGGGAGCTTGACGCCTGTAGAGCGTTGTCGAAGGTGTTCCCGTTCGCCTGGCAGCGAACTGCCCAGCGCTATGGCAAGGGCAAGGCTGATGTTGAGGCTATGGTGCCATGGAACATCCACGTAGAGGTGAAGCGCCGCAAGACTGGCTACACCTATGTCTACAAACGCTTAGCAAATGACCTTCTGATTACCAGTGGAAGTCTGCTGATTTGCCGGCTGTCCAAGTTGGTTGAAGTGATGCACGATGGGGTGGTGTTACCCAATGTTGCACCACGTTGCACTGGTCTTGAGGATGCGATGCTTCAGGCACGTACTGATGCAAACTGTCATTGGTTGCCAGTGGTGCTTGCTCGTCAGGATGATGAGGAATGGCTATTAGCGTGGAGAGAAGAGCATGACACACGACTCATGGAAGAGGTGCGCAAATGGCTAGGTGGAAATACAAAGCCGATCTAGGTAAGACCTTCAACTATGCGCAGACATCACGTTCACGTGGTGGTACATGGACACGCATAGCACGTGAGCACAAAGCAGTGCATATGCAATGCGTGCACTGTGGTGCTGTTGCTGACTTAGAGACTGACCACATCGTGCCATTGCATCGTGGTGGGACTAACGAATGGCGCAATTTGCAGTCATTATGCACCTCATGTCATTTGCAAAAAACTAAGCGAGAAATGTGAGTACCCCCCGTCATAGGGCCGAGCCCCCCCGTACCCGTAAGGCACCGCGTGGGGGATCAGGCGGAACAGACTCACGCCGTAAACACTTGAAACGACCGCCTTTATGCGCCGACCTAGCCGACGCGTACGCCGAATCGATCGCCAGCGGGAGCGCCGTTGCCAACTTGCGGATTGTTGATTCGTGCAAGCGCTACCTGGCCGAGCGCAAGTCGCCAGGTGCGCACGATGTGTGGTGGGACGAGCCACGCGCCGAGGAAGCCCGAGCGTTTGCACGCAAGTGCGGCCAGGGCGTGGAGGAAGGTGCCGGTACTCCGCTTGAATGGATGCCTTGGCAATGCATGGTTGCAATGGTCTTGCTTGCCAGGCGGCGGGTGGTGTCCAAGGTTAAGACCGACACGCCGGCAACTAAGGCTTTGCTGCTGGTGGTAGCACGCGGGAACGGCAAAACCGAGTTCGCAGCATCGATGATTATGGCGGCGATGCGCGACGGATCCCAAGCGCTAGAGTTCTCGTCAGTCGCGCCCGATGGCCGGCTTGCACAGAAGACCTTTGAACGCATGGCGACCATGTGCCGCACGCTAGCGCTCGATGACAGCGACAAAGACGAGCAGGGGTGGCGATCCTCGGGGGGCTCGACGCCAGCGCACCCAGGCAAAGTGGTTCACGGTGGCAACCGGTACATCTCTTTGCCATGCACCGATCGCGCACTTGACGGTTTGACTAGCCGACTCACCATTGCGGACGAATGCTCGCGCATGGACAAGGCGTTCGGGCGTTTGCTCACCGGCCTTGCCAAGTTTGCCACGTCGCAACTGCTGGCGATTACGACGCCCGATCCGGAGCAGAAGACGCGCCCGATTTGGGGCTACTGGCAAGCGTGCGAGGCTGCAATTGCCGACGGAACGCCCTATCCAGCAGGGTGGTGGCCCATGATTTACGGCTTAGATACTGAGGATTCGGCATCAGATCCTGCTGTTTGGGCCAAGGCGCACCCCGGTTTGGGCACCATTGTTGACCCAACGCAGTTGCAATTGGCTGCGCAAACGATGCTAAATACGGGCGATCCGGTGCAGATTGCCGAGTTCGAGACGCAGTTAGCGTGCAGATATCACACGATTGCGACGTCTGATGTCGATACGGCGATACTTGAGCGGCAGTTTGAGGAGGTTGATTGGACGCGCTTGCGCGGACAGCCGGCGGTGATTGCGATTGACCTGAGCCGCGGTGGCTACGGCCCGCAGCTCGACCTGACCGCCATGACTTTGATGGTGGTGGATGGCAAGATGATCCGCGGCCGCAACGTGTGCTGGTGGGCCGGCGTTGACATTGCGCTCGACGAGAAGAAATGCAAGAACCCATTGCAGCAATGGATTCAAGCAGGGCACTTGCGGCGTATGCCTGGTGAATGGCAGGACATGAGCGTGGTGGAGGCAGAGTTGGAGAACATGATCGCCACGTACGACGTCCGCAAGATCGGAGTGGATCCGCATCCAGCGCAAGCACGTGACATTAAGCGTTGGATTGACCGCGGATGGCCCATTGTCACAGTAGATCAGTCGATCCGAACCATGGCACCAGCCTGGAAATGTTGGGCAGACTTGCTCAAATCAAGGCAATTGACCTACACCGCAGACCCAGTTTTGGTGTCGGGACTCAACCAAATCACCCTGATTTCAGACAATGTGGGCAACATCCGGCCGGTAAAGGGACGCGGCGGCAAGGGCAACATGGACGTCATCGTCTCCGGCAACATGGCAGCGCTCTTGATGGAGCATCACCAGGTGCGCGAAGCAACCGGATTGAGTACGAGCAGTTGTCCGATCGGGTGAAGTAAGTACTTCACCGTGAAGATAATTTGCGTTTAGGTGCCAAGTCCGTAAATCGCTATTGACAGTCCTAGGCGGAGTTGTTCCATGCTCTGCGTGAGCATCTTCGCCAGGTTCATGGGATTCAGAAGCGCC